CACTTACGGCCTACTCTCCAAACAATGGAGCGTCTGGAAACTTTTATAACAATGACGCTGCTGCCAACTTTGCAGTTCAAACATCTGTTAATACCGGGTCGTCTGGCGCGTCTTGGCTTCCATCAGGAATAATGACAGTAAATGCTTTCTTTACTGGGCATTGGGTTGCAATTTCGGAGCTATGATCATGTACACCAACGCTCAGTACATAGCCTTCAATGGCGTCAATACCAGCATCCGCTGCGACATTAACGGCGCGACAAGCTTTGTCCCGATTGACCCCGCCAACACCGACTACGCCAACATCATGGCGCTCGTTGAAGCTGGCGAGTTGACCATCGCACCGGCTGGAGAATAATCATGGCTGTCACAATCAACGGCACGACCGGAATCACGACCCCCGCCAACACGGTGACGGGCAACGAGAGCGTTGGCGGCAACCTCACGGTCAGCGGCACGGGCTCCGTGAACGTCACTGGCACGGTGGTGATGGGTTCGTCGTTCAAGCGCAATCGCATCATCAATGGGAACATGGTCATTGACCAGAGGAATGCTGGGGCGAGTGTGACGCCGACATCAAGCCCCACCTATACAGTGGATAGGTGGGAGTACACGTTCAGTCAGGCATCTAAAATCTCCGTTCAACAGAACGCGGGCTCCGTCACGCCTCCTGCGGGGTTCTCAAAATATGTTGGCCTAACCTCCCTATCCGCTTACTCGCTCTCCTCAACGGACTACTTTCGCCTTGATCAGCCTATTGAAGGTTACAATTTAGCGGACCTTAATTGGGGCACGGCTTCTGCCGCAACGGTCACTTTATCCTTCTGGGTTCGCTCCAGTCTGACAGGTTTGTTCGGCCTTCAGTTCAATAACGCCGCCGGGACTCGAAACTACCCGGGAAGCTACACGATCAATGCGGCAAACACATGGGAATATAAAACTGTAACTATCCCGGGAGACACGACTGGGACATGGGAAACGGGGAACCTCACCTCCGTCAGGGTTGGTTTTACTCTTGGGTATGGGTCTTCCCTTACTGGAACTGGAGGCGCATGGAACGCCGGGAGCCCTTCTGCGGTGACTGGTGGAACAAGCCTCGTCGGCACTTCCGGCGCAACCTTCTACATCACAAGTGTCCAACTAGAAGTCGGCTCATCCGCCACGCCCTACGAGATGCAGATCTACAGCGATCAGTTGGCGCAGTGTCAGAGGTATTATTCAAAAAGCTATGATACTGGTACTGTGCCTGGGACGGCTTCAACTACTGTAGGATCTTTGGCTAACATTTCAACAAGTGGCGGTTTCAGCATAACTGCGGCGCAAATTAAAACTACGTTAAGAGCAACGCCAACTGTAACTTTATATAACCCAGTTACGGGCGCTACCGGAACTTGGTATGATGGCGGCGCTTTAAGCCCAACGGCTACTGTTTTTCTTTACGGAGTAAATAATATCGCCGTATACACAGTCAGTGGCAGCGCATCCTCATCTGTATACGGGCATTATGTAGCTAATTCGGAGCTTTGATAATGTACACAAACGCTCAATATTACAACACGCTCACCGCGTCACCTGCGGGCATCCGGTGCGACATTAACGGTGCGACTAGCTTCGTGCCGATTGACCCCGCCAACACCGACTACGCCAACATTATGGCCCTCGTCGCCGCTGGCGAGTTGACCATCGCGCCTGCTGAAGGATCTTAATCATGACCATCACCCTCAACGGCACGACTGGCATCACGACGCCCACTGACACTGCCACCACCTCGTCGCCGCAATCCAAGAACTTTCCGCCAAGAACGACGCGCTTGAGGCAGCCAACGCTGCATTTGAAACACGCCTTGCTGCTCTAGAAGCGAAGTGACGCGCTGGGGTGGTATGGCTTAACGGCCCACGAACAATGGATGGTAAGCTGTGGCAGCTCAAGTAGGTATAGCTTCTGCGCCCATCGCCTCCGCTCCCATCTCCGGCGCGGTGCCGGGTGTTAACTTCATCAACTTCGCCGTCACAGAGGGGCGCGATACCCTCAGTGCTACGCTGTCCGCCTTTATCCCGGCTGCGCTCACCGTTACAGAGGGTACTGATACCGCCGCAGTCGCTGCGAACGCCTTCACCGCTGCAGCTTTGACCTCCACTGAGCCGACTGACACGCTCAGCCTCCAGTGGGCGGTCACCACGAACGCGGCCCTTACTAGCGCCGAGGTCGCTGACACGCTTGCTGGGACGGGCTCCGTTTATCATCGAGTGGTCATGTCGGTCACAGAACCGTCTGACCAGCCAGGTAACTTGCGCTACCCCATAGGTATCGCCGCCGCTCCTATTGCCGCTCAGCCCATTGCTGGCGCGTGGAAGATTGGTGGATGGGGCATTCGTGCATTCAATCTTGGCGCATTCGCGGCAACGGAGCCCGCCGATAACGACCGTGAATACGTGGATGTCTTCACTGGCGTCGTGGTCGCTGCTACCGAAGGAACGGACACGGCGGCTATCACCGTCACAGCACGAACCCTCGCGCAGCTCGCATCGACTGAGGCGACCGACACCGCTGCGCTCATCGTGCCGATCAGTACGGTCGGGGTACTCGCCGCCAACGACAACGCCGACACCGCTTCGGTTTCAGCGACGTTCTTCACTGCGGTATCGTTTACCCTAACGGAACCTTCAGACACTATTTTCATCGATGTTATCGAATACATCTTCACATGGCCCGACATCGAAACCGCATACGCCAAAGAAGAAACTCGGACTATGGTAATCATAACTCCCGTTTACCGTAGTGATACTTTCAGGAGCGCAGTCTTAGTTGAGTTTGAGGATCGAGTATTGTATGTTCGCGCTCGGACCTACACCGGGGAAGACATCGTCAATACTGACTTGATGACTGAACCCAGACTGAGGGCAATCGCATGAGGCTTGGCACCTTCATCAAGACGCCCGCAGAGCGAAAGCGCTACGCTGTGGACTACAGCAACTGGCTTGAGACTGGCGAGACTGTCTCTTCATACACGATCACGCCAACGTCGGGCCTGACCATCTCAAGCTCAACACTCACCACGGGCAACACCGTTTTAGTCTTCTTCGTTGCGGGCGGAACAGCCGGGCAACAATACACGCTCGACATCCTCGCGAACACTTCTGGTGGGCAGATCAAAGAAGACACTGTGCTCTTCAACATTCGGAGTGCCTGATGGCCGACGCATCAGCCCCCCGCGCCACTCTGATGAGCGATGTGGAGCTGAGTGCGCTGCTTGAAGCTGCTGCTGAACGCGGCGCTCGACGCGCCCTAGAACGCCTGGGGCTTCATGACGACGAGGCCGGTAAAGACATCCACGACCTCCGCACCCTGATCGATAGCTGGCGTGACGCAAAAACCACCATCGCAAAGGCTATACTGCAATGGTTTACCATCGGGGTCCTTGGTCTTCTGACAGTCGGTATGTGGATACAGTTCGGGGGGAAGAAGTGAGGGACGCACGCTCGTACTTCGCCAAGATCAAACGCTACCTTCAGAACGCTGAAGACTTAATCGTGATTGGTTTCCGTGAAATGCGGATAGCGTTCCTTGGTTGGCGGGCTCGGCGATGAGCACTACTGAAGAGAAACAAGAGAAGTTTGCCATTGAGATGGCGGCGAGCGCCAGCAAGGGCGCGCTTGTTGAGAAGATCACCTTCGCTGGTATCCCCATCCTATTCTCCTGCGTGGTCTATCTGATGAGCGCTTTATCCAACGCTAACAGTGAGATCATCCAACTCAAGTCTAAGGTCGCAGTTGTCGTCAACGCCGATAACAAGGCCATCCCGCCACAGGGCACCACCATCGACATGGCGCAGATCAGGGAGCATCTGAGCGAGCAGATCAGCAAAGTGGAGCGCGAAAGCGCGCTTGCGCGTGCCGCCATGACACTCGACCGCGAGAAGTCTATGTCTGCTATCGACAAGTCTCGCCTCGACATGGCGGCGGATGCCGCGCAGGCTCGTGCCGCTATCCGCTTCGACATGATGAAAATGGCAGGGGAACTCGACAAGCGTATTACCCTCCTAGAAAAGGGGCGGTGATGGACCCACTCACCCTCCTAGCCGCAGCCCGACTGAGCTATGAGGCCCTGAAATCAGGGATTGCTGTGGGCCGGGAACTGCAGGGTATGGCGGCTGACCTCGGGTCGCTTTTTGAAAGTGTAGCCGGGATCACGCGGGCTGCGGCAGACCCGAAGGGGAGCCTGTTGGCGGGCAAGTCCGCGCAGCAGGTTGCAATGGAGGCATTCGCCGCCAAGGCTGAAGCGGATCAGATGATGGCTGACCTGAAGAACCACTTCATCGGCGAATTTGGTTTAGCCGCATGGGATCAAGTCCTCGCAGCGACGACGCAGATCAAGAAGCAGCAGAAGGTAGACGCCCTTGAGGCCGAAAAAAATATGGAGGAGTTCCTCCACTCGGTGATGATCTGGGGCTCTGTGTTTATCGCCGTCCTCTTGGTCGTCGCAGTTCTCGTCCTCATCGCCATCGGCCTCGTCCACAGGTAGGAGCCACACCATGCAGATGTCTGACGCCGGTATCAACTCGATCCTCAAGCAGTTCGAGGGCTGCAAGCTGAAAAGCTACAAATGTCCCGCTGGTATAGAGACCATAGCTTATGGGCACACCTCCGCTGCGGGTGACCCCATCGTCGTGCCGGGGATGACTGTGACCGCGCAGCAGGCGCTCGATATCCTTCACCGCGACCTCCATAAATTCGAAGCTGGGGTCGAAGCGCTCGTGAAGGTGCAGCTCACTCAGAACCAATTCGATGTGCTGTGCGATTTCGCATACAACGCCGGGCTGGGTAATCTGAAGTCCTCGACCTTACTAAAGAAAGTAAATGCTCAGGACTTCGATGCGGTGCCCGCCGAGTTGGGGAAATGGACGAAGGGTGGGGGTAAAGTTTTGCCCGGCCTCGTGAAGAGGTGCCAAGCGCGCACGCTCTGGTGGAGCGGCGGGGCAGAGCATCCAGCGGATCATCAGGATCACCGTGCAGAGCCCGACGCTGTACCTGTCAGGACAATTACCGATAGCAAGCAGGCGAATGGCGCGGTTGCGATTGGGTTACTGGGGTCCGTAGGCGCAGCCAAAGAAGTGGTCACGCAGGTGCAGGACGCCAACGATTTGTTCGGCACAGTGATCGGCCTGTTCGGTAATCCGCAGTTCGTAATGATGGCGGCTATCGTCGGGATCGGCGGGGCGATCTGGTATTGGCGGAAACAACACATGGAGGTTTATGGTGTTTAGTCTGCTTTTCACCCCGTTTGGCAGGTATATGGCGGCAGGTGGCATCTTAGTTTTGGTGCTGTTCGCAGGCTATGTTAAGATTAGAGCAGATGCAGTTGCTGAAGTTGAAGCCGCTGCCACTGCCGATGCACTTCGGAGAACCGCTGATGCGATCCGTGCTGGTGATAATGTTGATGTCACTCCTGACAGGCTGCGCAACGCTGACGGGCACAACCGCGACTAACGGCGCGGCGTGCGGCGTTTGGAGAGATGTTTCGTGGTCCAAGAAGGACACGGATCAGACGATCACGGAGATCAAGGTCAACAACGCCCGCCGTGACGGGTTCTGCAAGGGAGAGAAGTGATGGCTAAAGCTGCTGGAAAAATGCCCCCCTTCATGATGGCGAAGTTCGAGAAGAAGGACGCAGCCGGTGACAAGAAAGCTGGGATCAAGGAAGGGTCCAAGAAGGACATGGCGAAGGACGCCAAGATGGGGTTCCGCAAGGGCGGGATGGTCAAGGGTAAGCGCTGATGCCCCCTCGTGACCCTCTCACTTTTCCAAAAGGGCGGGTGGGTTTCGACAGTCTGGCGTCTGCAACGGCTGGAACAGTGAAGCGCCCGCCCATCGGGCTGACGCAGGGTGGGTCCAGCCGGAAAGACAACGGCGCGAAGCCCGCCGCAACTGACGGGCGGCAACGCCCACAGAAATTTAAGTAGGACACCTCATGGCAAGGAAATCCCAGATGACCAACGAAACTGAAAGCGCTGAGACCCCCGAGGTCGTGATCGTGGAGACGGTCGTGGCCGATACCGAGGAACGCCCTGTGAGCGAGCAGACCCGTCTGGAGATGGAGGCGGGGCGGGCGGCTCTTGCGTTGATCGCTGCCTCCCGTGCCGCTGAGTAACGTAGGTAAACCCTCATGGTCGCCAACAAGTTCAGCTCATTTGGAGGGATGATCCCGGCGCAGGATGAACGCCTGCTGCCGGATAATAATGCGGCATATGCCGCAAACGTCTGGCTCTATGAGGGAACGCTGCAGGGTATCCGCGAGCTGAAGTCGATACACACTTGTACCTCCGGTGCGGTCAAACGGGTGTTTCGTATCCCCATCGGCTCGCCCACCCGCGAGAATATCTCCAGCTCCTACTGGCTTGAGTTCGCGACTGAGGACGTAGATGTCCTGAAGGCCCCGCTGGCGAGTGACGCCTACAACCGTTACTACTGGACAAGCGCTGCGACCGGCCCCCAGTACAACACCCAGGCCCGCATCGCTGCCAGCTCTGCGCCGTACACGCTAGGTGTTCCATCCCCACAGAACTTCCCTGCGGTCACGGCGCATGACGGCGTGTCTACAGTCGCAGTGGTTCGCTCATACCTCTACTCTTGGGTGTCAGAGTTCGGGGAGGAGGGAGCGCCCAGCGCCCCATCGATCACCACGGGCAAGCAGGATGATGTATGGTCTGTGACCATCATTCCCCCCACAAATGGCGAGAAAGCCAACCGCTCCCTCTCTAAGGTGCGGATATACCGGACGGTGACGGCGTCTACAGGGGTCGCCACATACTTCTTCGTTGACGAGGTTATTAACACCACCACGCTCTACACCGACACCAAAACGGACGCGGTCGTCACTGCCAATGCCGGGCTGGAGAGTACATCATGGACCGCGCCCCCTTCAGACATTAAGGGCATGGTAGCGATGCCCAACGGGATGATCGTTGGATACCGGGACAACGAAGTTTGGTTCTGCGAGCCCTACCGCCCCCATGCTTGGCCCGCTCTGTACACTCAGTCAGTGGATGCGCCTGTCGTGGGTATTGGCGTTGTCGGGCAGTCCGCCATCATCCTGACCCAGACGGGTGTTCACGCGGCAACTGGTGTCAGCCCCCAATCGGTCACGATGGCGAAGGTGTCCACTCATGGTGGTTGTCTCTCCAGAGCGTCCATAGTCTCCACCCCGCTGGGCGTCCTCTACGCCTCGGACAATGGCCTCGTGCTGGCGACCCCAGGGGGTGTGGTCAATCTGACAGTCAGCATGTTCACCAAGGACAAATGGCTGGATGAGATGGTGGTTTCGACTATCCGTGCCGCGCAGCTCACCACGGGTGCATATTATATGTGGGGGCAGAACACTGCTGGCGCCTCAGTTGGGGGGATGATCGATATCTCCGATCAACGAACCGCTTACACGAAGCTCACAACCTCGAACGTGATCAGCAACACTTTCAACGACCCGTGGACGAGCGAAGTCTTCGTCATGTCTGCGGGGGTCGTGTATCAGCTTGAGCTGTCGTCAGCCCGCCCACGTAGCCAGTACACTTGGCGCTCCAAGAAGCTCCAACCGCCCAACAAGCGTAACCTTGAAGCGATGCGTATCTACTTTGATGTGCCCACCGAGGCGATTGGGGCGCTTGGGACCGTCAAGATTTACGCCGATGATCGGCTGGTTGCGACGAAGTCGCTTACCGCGTCCGGTGCGCTCATTCGGCTACCCTCTGGGTTCAAAGCCAGCTTCTGGCAGATCGAGATTACTTCGAAGGTAATCGTGAGTTCAGTTGAGATGGCTACCTCCGTAAAGGAGCTGGCGAGTGTCTGACGGTAAGCTCCCAGCGATCCCAGTCCCGACCAACACGGTCGATAGCTTACTCACATCTGTTATGGCGCTGAAGCAAGCTATCGAGATGCTGACTGGGGCTAATGGTACTGCCATAGTGCCCGCCGCGCTGCAGGCGGTAGTGGGATCAAGCAGCTATCTCGATGTGGTGAACAAGTCGATCAATGACCTGAGCACATATATCGCGGGGAGCTTGGTCAATGCCCGCACGGGTGCTGATGGCGTTCGCAACAACACGATTACCTCCCTGACCTCGCAGATCAGCAACAACACCTCGTTGGTGACGCAGGAGGCGATTACGAGAGCGGCGGCGGATGGGGCGCTATCAGCCACGCTGACGACGGTCGCCGCCCAGTCCAGTGCGGGCACAGCCAATGGCAGCTACCAGCTTGTAGCGGTCTCGGCCACTGATGGCGCAGCCGCAGAGTTCTCTGTGCGGGTCAGCGCGGACAGCGGCGTCCACTACGCTTCCGCTGGGATGCGGATACAGGTGTTCGCTGGGAACCCCCCTACATCCCGCGTTGTGTTCGATACAACGCAGTTCATGGTGCGGAGTGGGGGTAGCTCCTCCCTCCCTCCGTTCACGGTGACGGGTGGCAACATCGTCGCTAACAGTCTTCTGGTGCCGACAGCGAACATTACGGGGACGCTCACAGCGAACCAAATCCAAGTCAGTTATCTATCTGCGCTGAACCCCAGCCTTGGGATTGTGACGGCGGGTGTCGCTCGTGACGCTGCCAGCAAGTTCATCGTGGACTTCGATAACGCTCGTTTATCGGTGTCCGACTGATGGTCACGCGCGTCCTCTTTGGGAAACATCCAGACAATACCTACGGGCTCAAGGTCAGTGAGCCCGGCTATGATGTGATGACAAACCCGGTCGATAAAGCGCGGATGATTTTTGACTCCACTTGGGTGGCGCTCAACCCCATTCTCTATCGAGGCGAGACCTATGTAGGTGCAGGGACATCCGTGACTGATTTTTACCCATCGCTCGGATATATCCCGTTTGCATTTACGCAGTGGTTTCCAGATTATGCTGGCGGTTTTTTTGGTAAAGGATACATCCGCCGCAATCCCTTCTATGGGTATGCGACGACAGAAACTTATTTCAGCACTGCATATGCAAACGGGGTCACCCACACCAATTATACTACGACCACTGCACTAGTGCAGTGGATTGTTTTTGAAGTGGTGGCGTTCACATGAGTACCCGCGTTGTGCTCGGACGCGATCTATATGGTGCTAACACCACAGGTTTGTGGGTGACGAAACCGGGCTTCGACGCTGGTACAAACACTCTTGCAAATTTTCTAATTCATCCCGATAAGATCAACGCCCAACCCGCATTCAGCGGTTATATCACTACTGTTCCTTATACGTCTGACGTTTACTACCCAATTCAAGGTTACAATTATCGTCAGGTCGCTTATGTCACGCAGATTACTCATAATCTTGGGCATAGACCTATTTGCCTCAACGATTTAATAGTACCAAAGGCCGAGCCAATGCCAACAGCGGCGCTTTCGTGCGATACCGTGAACGTCACGTTTTCTTTTTACAAATACGTGCTGGCAGGTTCCGTTACTACAACCCCCTACATATTGGGGGCTGAAATCTATGGGTTTGTTCCGATCACTTATTTTATAATAAGGGTGGCGGGCTGATGGTTGGCAGAGTGATCATGGATAGCACGAAGCTGATCGTGTCAAAGCCCGGTGTAGAGGTATCGACTGCTACTGGGACCAACCTCACATTTGATAGCCGGTCGCAGAAATATCTGCTGACCTATGCTTCTGGGTACGTTTCGCCGGGAGCGTGGTCGCTAACGTCATCTGGCACGGGAGTCGCGAGTTATCAAAATGTTTTCTATTATGGAAAAACATTTACCTACAAACCAAAAGTGTTTCTCATGTTTACAAGCCCGTTCGGCGGGGGCGGTTTAACATGGTATGAACTCAATAGCATTTTTACTGTTAATGGATATTACAGGTTTTACGATACTTATGGCAGTTCAATGGTTTTTGGTGTTGATATTACGACTAGTTATTGTGTGTTCAAACTGACGCAGGGGTGGGGCCTACAGTATAACGGTAACGGGCTTTACCCTTATTATACTTACTTAGAACCCTTCCCCGGCAACCTCTTCTTCATGGTAGTGGAAAACGGATGATCATACATTACGCACCCGGCACCCTCTCCGTCATCCACACCCTTACGCAGTGGACGCCGGAGTACATGGACTACCTTGCAACCCAGCAGAACTGGATCGAGTGGCACGGCGCTGCATCAATCGACCAGATCAGGCTGCAGATGGTGGACGGTGTTGTCACTGTCGTCATCATCCCGCGCATGGAGATCGTCGCTCCAACCACCATGACAGTCGGGCAAGAAGCTACGTTCACCGCCGTGCCGGACGGAACAACCATCTTCGTCAACGGGACCGAGCTGGGCGTCATGGACGCATCCGGCGCTCTGGAGTTCACGCCAAACACAGGTGGGGCCTACACCTTCTCGTTCCGCCATCCCAACTACGTTACTTCAGAGGTACAACGTGAAGCTCTCAGCATCTAAAGACCTTGAGCAATTGCGCGTCCAAGCACGCTCCGCTGCAGAAACGCAAGCAGCAATAGCTACCCGCGTAGCGCTGTCCGCCATCTACCCGGTGAAACTGGCGGACGCGCAGGCGGTGAAGGCGGGCCAACCGGCGTCTCAACTGCTCGTGGAAGAGGCGGCGCTGCGGGACATAACAACTGATACACTTGCCGACCTGATCATCCAAAAAGATCAGGAGGCGCAGCTCGCCATCCCCGCCGCTGAGCTGGTGCGGCAAACGAAGCTCAAGCAAATCGCAGCGGCGAACTCCGAGCAAGAGTTGTTTTCGCTGATGGGGGCGCCAGCAAACCCTATGCTGCTGATGGCTCCAAAGTAACACGAAGGTAATCGGGAAATAGATCCCGCACTGGTCTATTTGAACAACTGTAGTCTCTATGTTAAAGATGTATCCGTCTGCCGCGAGCACCTTCAGCTTGCCACGAGGTGCCGGTTAATGACCGTTGACTACTGCGATACCGAAGACGAACTCACCAAAAACCCGAACGCTAAGCGCGATTTCGTTTTCATCGCGAACGGCGATGCACATGCTTACGACTTCCTTTGGCAGTTCTGGTGCTTTGCCCACTGCTATGACGACCTTATGGATCAGGAGAAGCCGGTTCCCCCCGAGATGGGCGTTCGTGCGTTCGTGAAGTTCCTGACGATGATCACCTTCAACCCCTTCTGGGAGCGCAATAAAGAGACGCTCTTTAGCTTCATTATGATGGTCTGCACGCGCTGGCTGGACGGTGACGAGTGGGAGCGTTCTGACGACAAGATCAAGCGCATCGTATCGCATGTCGTGCGGTGCGGGGATATCGACTTGTACATGCACGTTGCGTTGCTGACTGGTGGTTGGGATCACCTGCGGGCGGTTCGGTCAACCCGTGTCTACGACAGTAACGGCGTCGAGCAG